ATGACAATAGCATCGCCGCCTGCACCGAAATCAATCGCACCAAACGAATAGCAGTAAGGACGAGGATCGCTGTAACTCATAACTATCTACCTCCTTAAGCCGCGCTGTCCCAAATCACAACACGTGACTGGGCCGCTTGAGTGTGAACAAGGCCGAAGCCGCCAAGGTAATACCACGCAATACCACGGTCGCGCCCGAAGTCACCCGGAATTTTTCCGCGAATTTCTTCAGGAACAGCAATGGCTTCTGCAACGGTATCCTCACCAAAGAACACACACCAATCAGACTTGGCGTTGGTCCAAGTGGCATCAGCCAACGTAGAACCAATGTAGCCTTTATCAATGTGAGTTTGCTCGATGAATCGAACACCTTCGTAACGACCAACCTCACCGTTCATGATCATCTGGAAGCCTTGATCAATGTACTGCTTGATCGACTCCAGATCGTTCTTGAGGGTGCGGAAGGTTGAAGGCCATGCAATCGCGTAGTAGTCATCACCGGAGTAAGCCGGGATGTTACGCTCTTTCATGGTGTCTACGATCAACTTAACATGCTCTTTACCCAGAGCAATGTTGTTGGTTTCCGTAGCCGTTCCGTTGGTGGTCAAATCAAGAGAGGTCGTGCTCGTGCCGTTAGTCGGAACAACACGCAGAGCCGCCGCGTCGAACTGATCAGCCGCAAGATTGTCGAACGACTTCTTGGCATCGTTTTTGAGCACTTTACGAACGATTTCACGGATCGGTTGCTCACTCAGGTCATCCAACTTACCCGTGTAAGGAACAGAGTTACCTGCTTCCGTGATAGTCATCGTGCCCTGAGAGATCGTGAAAGAAGTCTCAGGAATAGTGCTCGTCTCGGTCAGGGTAGTACCCTGAGTAGCAACATCACTAAACACGTTCCAGTGGAAGGTATCGCCGCGATGCAACCCTTGATGGGCGGCATCTTTAATGTCACAGAACTGACGGAACTTGACAATCGGCTGTACGGCCATCCGCAGTTCACGACTGAGGTTGAGCGCGTACATATAACCACCGGAGGTGTTGACAGACCAAACTTGTCCTGCCATTTTTTTCTCCTTAAGTTATTGATTAAAGTTGCCCTCTGGCCTGACGCATCTCACTGATGACTTGCTCTGGAGTTTTGGCTTCAGGCTCGTCCTCAGAAATCTTCGCAGACTTTCGAGCAGATTTAGGTTGCGGGACAATTTTCTTCTTACGCTCCGTTCTCCCATTATTGGGTTGAGCGGCTGTAAGATTACTACTCGCCCATTCTCTCGCATACTCAGCCGCCGCTTGAATAATCTGACTTGGTGCCCAATTAGGATTCTCCTTCATTAGGGTAACCGTTCGATTATCTGCGATAGCCCGAAGATCAGGATTCTGAGCAATCTCAGAGTACTCCTGTTCAAACCAATAAACAGCATCACGAATCTCCTGCTCGTATGCTAGTTGCTGTGCTTTGGCTTGTTCGGCTTGTCTGCGAGCAAAGGCCTGACTAACGGCCCGATCTACAGCCTCATCTATGTTTAGGGTAGCCTGATTGCGCCCTGTCAAGGTCTGTAACAGTTGTGCGGCTTTTTCCGCATCATCTTCATACAACGCTTGATGATACTCTTCCACCGTTTTACGATAGTCTGTATCACCTTTCTCTGGCTCGTCCTTTTGGGATGGAGCAGATTCTTTCTCTTGGAGGCTTCTTACATATTCCTGTAACTGGGCCTCACGTTGAGCAAGCACGCGTTCCCGCTCTGCCGCTTGCTGAAATCTTTGATTAGAAGCCGCGTCCTTTTGATGAGAAGACTTAAGGCCTTCAAACGGAACAGTTACGTCTTGCCCGTTTACCTTAACCCGAGTAACCCACACGCCATCTTGTTTCCAGACTGGTGGTGATTCCTCTGGCTCCGCCTCAACGACAACTTCTTCTTCCTCCTCTTTTTCCTCTTCGACCTCTTCAAAGCCTTCATCAGAAAACTCTGACTCTCGCTCACGCACGATACGTTCAAGCATCTCATCGCGCGGTCTTTGTACTGCTCGGTCAACGTACTCTTCAGGAGTTTCTTCTACAACTTCCTCTACAACTTCTTCTACAACTTCTTCCGCATCCTTTTGGGTAGCGTTCATTTTTTTCTCCAAGTTTATTGATCTTTATACCTTGCCAATTTACTTGCAGTCTCACCATCATTAATAATCGCATCCAACCATTTAAGAACTGATAGGGGGGTAGCGAGGTTTAAAGCAATTTTTCGATAATGCCTGAGTTCTTCTTCCGAATTCCCAGACCACTGTTTTAGAGCCATAGATTGGAGTTCTGTAATCCCCTCTCTATATTCATACAACGCTCTCTCAACTACCGCCTTGCCCGTTGGAGTTCTTACAAACTCTTGGGTTCTAGCGCCAATTTGAGTTCTTTCTATAAGGTCGTCTACGTTAGGTAGACTAGGGTCATAGTATTCCATTTAACCTACTGAATATGGTACTGTGTTATATTTATCCCTTGCCATTGTGCCAACCTTGCTGACGTTGTCTTTATCGACAGTAGTCTGTTGGTTAATAATCTGATTAATTAATGCATCACGTTGCAACATTAACTCAGCCCTTCTCGTGTCAGCGTCTTGCTGTTTGATAATGGACTCGTTCTGTTTAATAGCAAGAGAGCCTGCGTCTTTTTCTCTAGCCATCTGTTCTTTGGCTATAGCGGTCTGCGCCCTGATCTGCGCCTCTCTTAATCCCGCCTGTTGCTTCAACTGCTCAATCTGCAATCTACCCTGCATCTTGACTTGATCCATCTCAATGATTGACTGCAACTGTTGAATCTGGGATTGCAGTTGTTCGATCTCAGGATTGCCAGTGGAATCAGCAATAAACCTAGAGGCGTCACCAAATCCAAGGTTCGCAAATATTTCCTTAGCAACTTCTTCTGTGTTGATCCTTCCTTCCATGCCGGGAAGTTGAAACACGTTAGAAACAGCGTATACAAGATTTTGAATTCGGGCAACAGGATCAGTAGCGTTCATGCCTACGTTAACCTTAAGGATCACATCGTGACGAAGTAACTCGTCAATAAGGTCATCCTTACCTGCGTAGTTTTCTTGGCCCGTCAAAGACATAATAACTTGATCAGTTTCGTAGTACTGCTCAAGACGTAACAACTGCTTAAGGGTAGGCTCAACCCAAGTCTCAGCAAAAGTTCTTANAACAAACTCAGTAATAATGTTATTGTTGCCCTGCAACATCTGCATGCCGCCAACCGTCTCGTTCATATTCCTAGAACTTTGGAGGGTCGATGTAGAGAAGTTACCCTGCATCTCGTCAAAGTCATAGTTAATACGATCTTGTTCAGCATACGCAGATCCAGTAACGTCGCGAGTTTCAATCACCCGCACATCATTATCTGGGTCATCCATCTCGACAGCACCGCCCGGAACAGATCGGAACAATGCATCAAGATCAATGTTTCTGTCTCTCCTGATATGGTAACGCTTGTTCATAGCCAACTTAATGTTGTCAAAGCGTTGGTTCAGGATGTCGTTAGAAGCGGCCTGTAGTTCTTCTGTCAGTTGAACCGTACTTGCAGGATACAGGCGGTGCGCTTCAAGGTTAGTCTTGCCAAATACATATGGGCGTTCACCGTCACGCAACCAAGGATACATCTCAAGCAAAGGCTTTGGCTTGGTCAGCATGAAGTCAGTTCCCGCCGTGTAGTAGCAGTAATCTACGCCTTCTTTCTTAATAATGTTCTTATGAATCCAGACAATCCTGAACTCTTCGATTGTCTCAAACTCATCTTCAAGCGGGTCAGATCTAGGCTCTTCTCTTGTAAGCCTAAGCGTGTCATCCTCTTCAGAAGCCGCTGACAACAACTCGTTCATTGTCAGTTTATTCCACTCGCCATCTTCCATCTTCTGCAAAACATCCTGAACAAACATAGGAACAAGATGGATAATGTATGGGCTACTGCTAATTGGGTCATACCAATCAGCGGCAGGATCAATCCTAAAGTTCTCTGGCTCGACAATCTCAATGATTGGCTTGTCCTTTAACGTAACCGTTTCCTTTTCTCTTACTGGGTTACCTTGGCTATCAAGAACGCGCTCGCCAAAGTCATCCATTATTTCGTAAGATTCTTCTTTTTCTTCAAACTCCCAGTACTGGTGAGAAACAACAGTGCCGTACACGCATGCGTCTTGCAGGGCTGTAACCATTGTAGAAAACCACGGAATGGTGTTAGTAAGCCTGTACTGCATCATAGACTTAGCAACAGAAGAAGCGCCGATAGAAACTGGATCATTTGGGTTTGCAGGATAAATGTCTACCACATCTTCGTTGGAAAAAAACGCAGTAGCCATAGCCGCTTCCAAATGGCGAATGGAAGATCTTGTCTTTGGTCTAAAAAGAGTAGACCGTTTATCGTAAGCAGGCGTTAGGTATTTAGATCCTGACGGATGCTGACTGTTAAAATTAGAAATGTTCTTTTCCCACTGATCGCGCAAGTTGGCATCCATGTATTCAGTGGATGACTCATACGCTTCCCTAGCAAGGCCAAGCCAGTCTTTGTCCTTTAACTCGCCCGTAAGCGTAGGGACTGATCTGCCTTCTAAAGAAGGTTGTGGGTTAATTAGTGACATTAACTAAAATCTCCGTTTAGTTGACCTTTATCGTCCATAACAAGATCAGAGTATTTATCTTGATTAAAACTTCCACGCTTTTGGTTATAGCGTTCTAGTATTTCTCCGCCTGCTCTCATGACAGACTTGTAGTCGCCATCTATCTTGTCTGAGTGCATAACAAATCCCCAGTTACCAGACAAAAGCATTGACTTAACAGTAACCACACCATCCATGCAATTAACCGCCCAAAGCCAACCGGGGTATTTCCTATCCAACACTTCTGCCACATTCTTTGCGGTAATGTGGTCGTTTATGTCGTGTATGTCGGATTTCTCAATTTCCATTTTTGTTCCTTGGTTTGTAGAATCTGCGGTTACCGTTGTCAAATACGTAAGTAGTAACAGGCCTTGTGTAGATTGACGGGTCACGACTTTCAACTAATTTAACCCAAGGAATAGATCTTTCCCGATCTTTGTTTTTTATATCACCCATATCGTAGGCTTCCACGTTGGGTCTTTCCAAAGAACTCCAACGTCCTTTTCGTTCAAAGTTAATACGCCAGATACTGGATCGTATGAATGTGTTTGTCCTACTATTGGCGCTTTGCCATAGTCGTTCCAGTTAAATGGATCAGCCGCCCATGTATAAGAAGCATCAGCCCATCTGGTCGGAGCAAGCAATAAACTGCTTGATGGCACGGTACGCAACAAATTCTCAGATGAGATTGGAGCAATCCCATTTAGAGTAAGAGTTCCCGCGCCAATAGCGGGCGCCAGACTAAATCTAAGATCTGGAGAGTATCCCCCTAAACCTAGAGTGGCATAGTCTGGGTAAAACAGATGATCGCCTACTTCAAATGGCGCATATCCTGTTAGCCCTAACGTATTTGCGTTAGGATAAAATAAATGGTCGTTCCATCCGTAGGTAGCCGCGCTCCAATTATCAGTATTGGATGACCATGAATCCCACGGATTCGACATTACAAATACCTAACGTGTAGCGGATCAACCTCTGCGTCAGGGGCATCCGGCCAACCCCAATAAGTTTTGTCCACCTCTCGATCAACAATCTCAGTCTGATCGGTAATTACTTCGTTGCCGTCGGCGTCATATTCCACAATCTTTCGTTCTTCCTGTACCGCATGGTTCTGGAAGTTACGCACCGCCTGTACAGATGCAAACGCTTCAATGCCTGCTTCAAGAGAGTTGCCGTGAGCGCGAATCTCATTGCGGTAGGTAGTCCAGTCAGCATCCATAGCCGTACCGCTGTCCATAGCGCGGATTACACGCCAATCAGACGGAGCCAATAGCGCACCAACGTGGGCTTTTACTTTGCCGATAAGTTCTTCCTTCAGCGCATCGACACCCTTCTCTGTGGTGGCGTAGGTAATCACCCACTCACCATCAACCAGATTGTGTTGCTCTGCGCCGATGTTGTAATAGCGGCTGTCAGGAGTCTCAATACGAGCAGGAGCAAAGCCAATAGCCGCTAGTGCGTCTTTAGTCCACAAACGAAAGATGTTTGCAGGGTGTTGGATGCCTTCAACGGTAATACCGCGAGGCGATTTGATTAATCCAAATTGTTCGCTATACCACATAGTTACCTCGCGTTTGAATATTTGAATGGGCTTTCTGCAAATGCCATGTAGATATATGTACCGCCGTTTGTGTTTCCGTCTGATGCGGCCCCACGCAGTTTGAATCCGTTTGACAGAATATCAATGCCACCGGTTGATGATGTGGCCTCTGCGTCAGAGACATTTGGGTAAAGACTCAGTTGAGATTCATTACTTGGGTTTCGTGCTGTGTCTCGAATTGTCCAGTAATTACCACTTGCATCGCTTCGCTTGAACAACACAAACGCAGGTCTAAACCCAGTGTACACAAAAACTCCATCAGCACTTCCGTTACCTGTGTACGATCCAAACTTATTGTAGCCTTCGACTTCGGCAAAGCAGTAGGCTATGTAGGTGCTAGTATTTTGGTTTACAGTGAATCCATCGCCTAATGTTACAACTGACGATGACGGTGATGTATTGTTCCATCTATTAATGTTAGTCATTGCAGCATTAGTTAAATTTAAATAAATATGTTTAGTAGCGCCTAAACTTTCGTGGAAGCAGTCCCATTGGTTTGAAGTATTTCTAATCTTAACAATCACCATACTGGGCGCAATGCTAAGACCATGACCTACCGTTGCGCCAGAAGTGCCATTACCCGTATAACTAACTATAGAAAACCCCGCTGTAGGGTTAGCACTTACTGTTGAAGTGATTGTGCCGTCAGTATTGGATGAGCCAGAAGTGTTGTCTGCTTTCCAGTTCCATGCGACGTAGGTTGAACCTAATGAGTTAGCCTGAGCCGATGTACCAACACTAAACCCATCAGTATTAAATGCTGTTAAATGATTAAAAGTATTCTCAGACGCTGTTGAATTGCTAGATAAGCCCTTAAGAACACCCCTAACAGCATCAACTAAAGCATGATCGTTTGCGTTACTGCGTTGTTTCATCCACACAAAATCAGGCTGAAAACCAACACCAGTAATGCTCTGGCCTGTTCCATTACCAGACCAAATAACCGTATTAAAATGTTCTCCCGGTAAAGCAATACTAGGATTAGACAGGTTATATTCGCAAAGTGCTAGATACCCTGATGGTGGGGCGTGGTAGAAGTCACCAATGCCGTTAGCGTCTGTGTTGTTTTGTGCTGTCTTGTTGCCAGCAAAGGATGAGTCTTGTCCAAAGTTCCAAACTAATACAGGAGTCCCGGCGCTTTTCCCGCTACTAAACACATATTCGTCTGCGGTAAGTGATATAGCACCTTGAGTTGAATTGTTTTTATAAAATGTAACTTCGTTATCGTCGGCGTTAAAAGCAATACCAACAATATCGCCAGAATTGTAAGTTGCGCCATAAGAACTAACAGTGCCATTTACTCTTTTGCTTCCAGAATAATAATAAACGCATGAGTTTGAAGAACTAGCAATTGTTTCGTCATCTAAAAATTTGCTACTTACAAGACCAACAAAAGGTGTGTTAGTGCTTTGATCCCCAGTAAGAATATAAGCCTCTGCGTACCATTTGCCAGAAGATGCGCCCATCGTGCTAGGGCAATCAGCATCTCCACTACCACCCATACTTACTTTTAAGTTTCCTTCTGAGTAAGTAAAAGAGCCGCTTGCTCTTGGTGGAGCCAAAAGATTCAACGTAGCAAAGTTATTCGTCGGACTATCCAACACCTGATCCGTAGCCGCTAGGTTAGTCGGTGTGAAGTTATTACCGTTGCCGCTAGAGTCTGCGCCTAGTGATGCGCTGTCGCTGAAGTTTAAGTAAAAGCCGTTAGTTCCATAAGTGCCAACGTACTTCTTGGCAATCCACTGGTTTGTGAGTAGATCGGTTTCGCCAAAGTCTGATGGAGTTAGGGCTTGACCGTCGATCCAATTAAATTCAGCAAGATAAGCGCTTAAATAATCTGATCCGGGAGACTTTCCAATTCTGTGTTGATAAGTATTATTAAATTCAGTATTGTGATTACTTAACGCAGCATTGTTTCTATTATCAGTAGAAAAATCTGTAACCTCTTCTCCATTAATATATAACTTTACATAGTTGCTTCCTGCCGTAGTATCACAAGAAACAACAATATGATACCAAGCGCTAACATCCCTAAATAACTGTGTAGTTTGAAACACACGCATATTGACCGTTGGATCACTAGCATACAATCCCAAAACCAAAGTATCATCAGATTCAAAATAAAGAACATCCTGATCTGATGCTCCTGATGCGCTAAAAATAAGATTATATGGAGAAGAATTTGTGCTTGCTAAGTTTGCAATTTTTACCCAAGTACTGATTGTCCAAGTTTTGCGATTGCTTGCACCTGCAGGAGTACGACTCATGTAAGCAGAGTCGCCATCATCAAATCTTAACGACTGCTCAATCTCATAGCCGCCCTGCCCTGACGACCCGGCAAGGATGTTGTTACCTGTTAATCCACTCATGAATAGTTCAGAGTCGCTACGGCTTGAATGTTGGTGCTGTCAAGAACCACATAGTCGAT